TAAGCAGTGGGTGCAGGTAAAGGTCCGCTGGTCGTTGACCGTTGACGAAAAAGAACTGAAGGTACTTAAGGACATCAACGCCAAGTGTCCTAAGGTAAAATTGTCAGTAATTGTGATGAAGTAACTAGAGGAGAATAAACATGGCAGCAGCACAAGGCACAGCCGCACGACTTATTGAAGTTGCGCTCGCTGAGGTAGGAACTATTGAAGGTCCTAAAGATAATGAAACCAAGTACGGAGCATTCACAAAGGCAAACTTCTTGCCTTGGTGTGGAAGCTTTGTTATGTGGTGCGCAAACCAGGCTGGCGTTAAGGTACCTAATACTGTCTCAACAGTTGCAGGCTCTGACGCTTTCAAGAAGCAAAAGCGCTGGTACGAAAACGACGGAGTAAATGTTCCTGAACCAGGCGACATTATTTATTTTGACTTCCCAGGTGATGGCGTAAATCGCATTTCTCACGTAGGTATCGTTGTTAAGGCAGATGCTAAAACTGGTATTGCAGTTTGCATTGAAGGTAACACCGCAGGAGCTCCTAGCGGAGATCAACGTAACGGCGGAGAAACTTGCAAGAAGGAGCGCGGGTTCCGCAAGAACAACGCTAAGAAACTTCTTATGGGTGTTGTTGGTTGGGGTCGTCCAGATTATGCTGGATCTGCAGCTGCTCCAGTTGCGCCAAAGCCTGTTAAGGAAAAGGACACAACCGGCAAGATCTATCCTGGTGAGACAATTGATCCAGGCGAGTCAGGTATTCACGTTAAGACAGTTCAGGCTGCTCTTGAGATTAAACCAGCCGATGGTCAATTCGGTCCAGTCACAAAGAAAGCTGTAATTGCCCACCAGAAGGCTAAGAAGCTCCCTGTCACTGGCATTGTAGACGCTAAGACATGGAAATCAATCACAGGACTACCTGTCAAATAGAAACAAAAAGTACAATATAGGTATATAGTACAAACTAAGTTTTTGGTATCGGGAGAGGTATCAGAACTTATAAGAGCCGGATAGCGTAGAAACACAGTCCCTACGCTTCCGGCTCTTCCTAATTTTTATTGTAGTTCAATAACTAGATAGTTATTGTTCCTGTTCCGCCTGTAAAGCGATAAACGCGATAACCAGAGCGAGATGGTTGTGTATAGCTTAGTCCACCACTGATAGAAGTTAAAGCTGGGTAAGAGCTAGGGTACGCGATAATGACTACGCCTGCTCCACCATTTCCTCCAGTTTGGTCGCCACCAGATCCACTAGCGTTGCCACCACCACCGCCACCAGTGTTAGCTTCGCCATTTCCTGCTCGGTCGCCATAGTAGTATTGTCCGCCTGCTCCGCCACCACCAGCACCGCCTGCATTTGTGCCAGAATCAGTAAAGCGTGCACCACCGCCTCCGCCGCCTGCGTAGTAAGTAGACGAACCTGAGATAGAAGTCGCTAGTCCGTCAGCTCCACGACCTCCGCCTTGCCCTCCTGAGTCACCGCCGTTACCACCAGCACCTGCGCCGCCGCCACCAACTGCTCCTCCATCTCCTGCTCCTGAATTAGATCCAGCTCCTCCAGAGTAAGGTCCTGATGATCCGCCACTGGCGTTTCCAGCGTTTCCGCCTTGCCCTCCGCCACCTCCTGAAGAAGTGATTGTTGCAAATACTGAGTTAGTACCACTTGCGCTGTACACGCTGCCGTCTGCTGGGTAAGTGTTAAAAGCATTGCCACCGCCTCCGCCACCGACAGTTACAGTGTAAGAAGTTCCACTAGAGACAGAGTAAGAGTTACTTGTTTTGTACTCTCCGCCACCACCGCCACCTCCACCACGGTACCCATTAAATATTAAAGCGTTTCCTCCGCCTCCGCCACCAGCAACTACAAGGTAATCAACTGTTGGTGTTGCTGGCACTACTGGAGTTACAGAGCTTGACGCAGAACTTGCTGCACTAGAAACTCCATTTGCAGAGTTTGCTCTAACTGTAAATGTGTAAGCAGTGCCGTTAGAAAGACCTGTCACTGTAATAGGAGAAGAAGACGCTGTAGCGTTAAACCCGCCAGGACTTGATGTAGCCGTGTAAGTTACGTTACCTTTTCCAGCGTACGTAGGAGCAGTAAATGAAACTGTTGCTTGTGCATTACCTGCAGTTGCAGATACACTTGTAGGTACTCCAGGAGACTTACCCGCTTGAGCTGCTGTACTTCCGATGATTGGCATTAGATAGTTACCGTTCCTGTTCCGCCTGTAAAGCGATAGACTCTGTAGCCAGAGCGAGATGGCTGGTCGTATGTCAGCCCGCCACCAATTGATGTCAATGGAGCATAGGTATCTGGATACGCGATAATGACAATACCTGAACCGCCAGCTCCTAATGTCCCTTGAGTATATCCACCTCCACCTCCACCAGTGTTAGGAGAGCCAGGAGAAGTTAGTCCAGCGTTGACTCCGCCTCCAAAGTTTCCACCATTGCCGCCGCCGCCGCGACCACCTCCGCCGCCTGGTTCGCTGCCTCCAAATGAAACTCCGCCACCACCACCTGCGTAATAAGTATCTGTGCCAGTTATGCTACTTTGAAGACCAGCGCCACCATTGCCGCCTCTAGCGCTTGATCCTCCGCCACCAGCAGCACCCGCTCCACCGCCGCCAGGTCTACCGAACGCTGGGTCTCCTCCTATGCCAGAACCACCATTATTTCCTTGACCCGCTGTTCCGTTTCCAGCTCCACCACCGGATCCACCAGTCTGTCCATTAGCTCCACCACCGCCGCCAACGGTAGACACGCTACTAAAAACAGATGAAGATCCATTATTTCCAGGTGTCCCGGGATTCATTGCAGGGGCAGCTCCACCACCACCAACAGTGACAGTAAAAGAAGAAGAAATTGAAAGAGTGCCTTGTAGTAACCCGCCAGCTCCACCTCCGAAGCCAGCACTTGCGTATCCGCCACTACCACCGCCAGCTACAACTAAATACTCTACAGAGCTTGGGGCTAGTACTGTATAGCTACTTGCGACTGTTCCAAGAATAGGCATAAGGCTATTCTACACCAGTTAGGATAAAGTGTTCTTATCTAAAACGTATTTAATAGTTGAGGCTGTCCATTTTCCGCCGTAAGCAGCAGGTATTCCTTCAGCATTCAAGTTTCTAGCTATGCCGTTCATTGACTTACCTTCCGCCTTCTCAGCAAAGATTCGATTCAAGATATCTTCAGGTATTCTTTTCTTGGGCCCTAAATCTTTTCCCCAGACTTTTCCTATAGAACGTCTATGAGAGTGAACGTCTTTTTGGCGCTCGGAGATAATAGATCTTTCCATCTCTGCAAGAGCGGACATAATTGTGACAACAAATCTTCCTTGGTAGGATGAAGTGTCGAGGTTGAGGTCAAGCAGCACAAGACGCCAGTTGTACTTGTGGGCTTGGTCTACTATGGACAAGAAGTCTTGAGTCGAGCGAGACAGGCGATCTAAGCGGGTAACAAAAAGAGCATGGGCTTTACCTAACTCAAGATCCGTAAGGGCGCCACGCAGGGCAGGACGGCCTTTAATTGACTTGCCAGAGCGGCCTTCCTCACGTACTAGTTGTACATTTTTGTATCCTGCAAGCTCTGCCGCGCTGCGTAACGCGCGCTCTTGAACGTCTAACGAGATTCCATCTTGAACCTGCATAGACGTTGATACACGGGCGTAGAGCAGCGCTACTTTATCGTCAAGTTCCATTGAGATATCATACTCTATTTAGCTAAAAATGTATCAAATAGCCTATGTACATTTTTGATAGACATAATACTTTGTCCGTTCTAATGTACAATTTTTACAAAGAAACATGAGAAAGAAACTGCCGTACACCCTTAAGTTGAAGGGTGTATGCTTTGGAGGCTTGTAACTAGGTTATTAGGTGTTCTAGAAAAGCTTATAGACCCGTGATTGCGCGAGCTTCGTCTTCTGTCAAACCAAGGCTTTGAAGCTTGGCCAAGGCTGATTCTCTAACAGATATGTAAGCTGATAGTTGCCCTTCTTCAAAAGTTAATTCTTCAGGCTTTTCCATATTGTTTCTATTTTCAATCTCTTCAGCGGTGTACGCCCTAGTAGTAACTTCACCAGTTTCTGCGTCGATCTCTGTGACATCACTCATGATGTGCTCCCCCAGACTGTAATTGATCCGCTAGACCAGGTCATACTTGCAAACTCTAAGGCAAACGTAAGCGAAGATATTACTGTTGTGTTGTCATAAATTGCGTCAATAACCTTTGTTGCATAGATGACTGGGTTATTTGTGTAGGTGCCCATTAGATCAAGACGAACCTTTTTTGTAACTCCAGCAACGTTGTCTGTAATTAAGGCAGTTAGCCCTGATCCACTATACACAGGCATACCCAAGATGTAAGATGAGTTTACAACTCCAGTGTCTATTTGTGAAATGCTAGTACCAGAAGGTGGCACATCTGCTTTTTGCATATAGACACCTTTAAATGTACCAGCTCCGCCATTTGCATACATATTCATGTATGATCCAGTGCTTGAAGTTAGAGATGATCCATTTATTAAGCCTACAAATATTCTTTTATACGAGCTTAGCGAGCTAATAGTTACGGTACTTCCGCTTGTTAGTGACGTTGTTGATATGAACGTCCATCCGTCACTTGTCACACCTACACCGGTTGGACCAGTTACACCAGTTGCTCCGGTGTTTCCAGTAGGTCCAAGGTTAGATACGGTAATTGATCCAGCCATTGATGAGTGGTACTGGCACGCGTAGTAGAGTTGAGGCGCGTTAAAAGGAACTTCAAAGATTATAGTTCCAACGTCTGCTCCACCATTTGTTACACCAGTACTATAAACGTTTCCTGCGCTATACGCACCAGAGACAGTTTGAATCCAGAACGGGTGACCAGATGCGTTTACGTTGATAACATAACGATGACCACGAATAAAGGACAATGTTGGGTTATTTGCACCATTGATTACATAAGCGCCAGAACCAGAGTTTGTAACTGCAAGAGTTATTCCACCTGAGACTCCTGTTTCACCAATTGCACCAGTAGAACCAGTTAAACCAGTCATACCAGTTAAACCAGTTGCACCAGTATTTCCAATAGCTCCAGTTGCTCCTGTTGAACCAGTTGCTCCAATTGCACCAGTTTCACCTGCACCAGTTACACCTGTAAGGCCAGTCGAGCCGGTCGCGCCGGTTGAGCCGGTGACACCAATTGCACCAGTTTCACCAGCGCCAG